CTAAAGTTTCACTCTAAATTGTTTGAAAGGAAATTTTCTCTTTTTATAAATACGTTGTCTTTCTTCGGCGTGCCTCATCAGATAATTCTTTCTCTGAAATCCTGATCCATATTCAAAATTATCAGAAAAATCAATAACTTGAATTTTATCTTTTTCCGGCATAAGTCTCATTCCTCTTCCGAGTATTTGAGCTACTATTATTTCTGATTTATGTGATTCAGAAATGAATATATTAAAGACATTATTTATATCTATTCCTTCACTAAATGTTCCAACAGAAGCAACAATAATAATATTATCTTCTTCATCCATTTTCTTTTTGTAATAATCTCTATTATCTACTTTTGTTCCACCATCAATATAATAAACATTTTTTTCTGTATTTTCTTTTAACCAATTATAAACACTACGTCCATATGAATTTTTTATATCAGCAAATAAAACTATAGAATTTTTAGTTGATTTATCTATAGTTTCACATACATAAATAAATCTCTTCCTATTTTCGCGTGCTATATCTTTCTCTAAATTTAAAAGTTTTACACCATCTTTTTCATCAGATTTAACATTTCTTAAATCAAAAAGTCTTTTTTTATTTTCTTGATTTAAATAATCCATTTCAATCCCTATTACATGGACGGGTGTAGCATTACCATCTTTTATTAAATCTGCTGAGTAAAGTTGATAAACCATTGGTCCTAAATAAGCTTGAATTGTAAATGAATCACAAGAATCTTCTTTTGGAAGTGTGCCTGTTAATCCAAATTTATATTGTGCATTATAGCACTTTACTAATATATCCTTAATTGACTTAGCTCGTGCATGATGAACTTCATCAATACATACTGCATCAAACCCTGAGAAGTAATCTAGGTCCTTCTTGGACAATGATTGAAATGTCCCAAATACTATATTAGGCTTTAAATTATCATTCTTCTTAGCCCCTCCAAATACACATTGACTTTTCCATTTTGGTTTCCTACCACATGTATCTTCATATTCATAAAATTTTTCTTCAGTTTGATTTACTAAACTTATATTTGGAACTACATAAAGCATTTTTTTAATTATTGCTTTATTTAAAAGATAACTAAATATCATAAACGCTATAAGTGTTTTACCACCTGATGTTGATATTTCTTCTGTACAAAAACGATATTTAAGTATTTTTTTTGAAGCTTCTAATTGATACTCTCTTGGATGAAAATCTTCTGAGTTTTTAAAACAATATTCAATCCACTCTTCAAAATCTGTAGCATCATAATTTTTATTTGAAAATATTTCTACCCCTTCAATTTCAAGGGGAAAATGATATTTATCAGATAGTTTTTTAACTTCATTCCAAAGTCCAATAGGGATTCTATTAAATTTTGTATCTATAAATTTAACTTTTCCATCCCAATGAGGTATTTTTTTTCTTAATATAAACCACGCATCAATTCTCTTTGTAAAACTATATATAAGCTGATCGAGTTCAAGTTTAGTTGATGATATTAAAACAAGAAATTTTTTATCTTCTGAAACTTTAAATTTCATTTGTTTTTTCTATTTTGTTTTTATAATATCCTTTATCATATTCTCCTCCAACAATTCGTCTAATTAATGTTGAATTATAGTGTTCATATTTTATAAATATCTCTTTATATGAGATTTTTTTCTTATCATTTTTTATATTTTCAATTATGTCCAATGGAATATTATATTTTCGTTTTTTTAAGGATATTATATTTTTTGTTTTTTGGGAATGATGTTTTCCATAAAATGTATTTTTTTCGCCTCTATGATTCATTTTCGATTTCATTTTCAATGCTTTTTTCTTTCCATATAATTCTTCCCATGTTTTATTTAAATATAATTGTCTTAAATATTCTTTTTGTTGATTAGATAATTTTCTTCCATATACTGGCGATAGAATTCCTTTTTTTCCAAACATTCCATTTCTTTCTCCTTTAATTTTTTTACTTATTTTTCTTTTTGTTTCCTCTGAACGTTTTTGCCCTTTATTAGCTATACTTATTTTTCTTTTTGCCTCCTTTGTATGTTTTCTTCCTTTACTTTTTAATCCTATTTTCTTCTTTGTTTCTTTCGATAAACTATTAGGAATATTGTGTCCACCTTTAGGACTTATATTATATCCACTTGGTATCAATGTATTAAATAAATCAATATAATATTCTTCTAATAAGTATGATTCTTTTTTGTTATTTTTTTGTTTTAAAATATATTTTAAAAAATTTTGTTTTTTATATTTTTTAATTGCTTTTATTATCAGTTTTCCACTACCCAGATAAATATCACTTATATTATTTGTTGAATGGCTACCAATATAACATTTTCCGTTTATTTTATTAATAATTAAATAAACATAGTTAAATGTTTTTTTCATTTTTATGAATTATTTAATTTTCTGGAAAAAGTATTGGTATTGCTGTTGTCTATTGTTTTCGAAGTTTTCAATTAAATATATTATTTCTTGATTGGTTTTACAATCATCTATATTAAATTTTGGATTTCTTTTTAGACGTATCTCATAATAATCTCTATAATCATATCCACATTTAGGACATTTGTCCTCATATAATATTGTATTACATGCACTGCATCTTTCATATATAATGTCAATTTCAGGAAAACTATACTCATATATTATTCCATTATGTTCAAATTTTTTATTTTTTATTGATTTTGGTTTTGGTTTTGAAAGTGATTGTCTTTTTGATGGTTTTTTGAAAATTAAAACAATTAAAAATAAAATAATATACCATCTGTAATCTATAGAAATAATAAAATTAAAAAATAGACGACACCAATTACTTAATAAATTTTTACCTAAAAGTAAACATAATGATGTAAATATAATAGTACAAATTGAAATTAACCATCTTTTTTTATTTTTTTCCATTCTTTCCAATTTCTTCAATTTCAATTTTATATTTTATTCCATAAAGGGTGCAACGCGAAGTTTCATTTAATTTATTATCTTATATGCTTTATTTAATTTTTTTGCTTTTGATACTGTATCCATTGTTCCATTTGATGTTGCACCTAATGGAATAAAGGCTAATAGAAAACTAACACTTTCAGCTATAAAAGTATTTCTTTCAAAATAATTACCAACGAAATACTGTTTACCAAACCAATCTTTTGGTTTTGCAGAATATTTATTATATATAGTGTGAGCGGGATTATATTCTTTATATTTTAACTTTTTTTCCAATGCAACTTCTTTTCCTAATGTATCTGCACCTACTGCTCCCCCACTTATAATACAAATATTTTCTGCATTATACTTCATAATTAATAAATCAACAGCTTTTTCTATTTTTTTCTTATTAGTCCATCTTCTTGAACCTACTATTCCTATATTAATCATCTTTATATTCAAATTTGTCTAAATTAATATTATAATACTCTAAAAAATTCTTATGATTTAGATAATAATTTAAATTTTCTATTAATGATTGTGATTGTTCATAAGCTTCTTCACCTTTTGATTTATTACTTGATAATAAGTAGATAATGGGTAAATAACTATCATTAAACATATCACCAACTGATATATCTACTTTCCATATATTACCATATTTCCAATATCTTCTATCAATACATCTCATTAGAAAAAACAACCCTTCTAAATCTGTGACTTTAAAAAATATATTTAATGGGGTTTTTCCGTGACCACTACAGCTTTCAGAAGTTTTAATACCTGGTAATGAGTTCATGACATTACACAAGTCTATAACTTCTTTATCCATATGTTCATCGTAATTATCCCTTTTATTAAATTCCCTCATATTTTTTATTTTCCTCTTGCAATTTGTTCAATTTCAATTCTATATTTTATTCCGTAAATAATATTATCTATCGTTCGAATGGTATTTTCAATAAATTTTGAATGATTATCTAAAAGATCTCTCTTTTTTATAATATCATTAAGTTCAGATAATATTTGAAGTTCTTTTGTTTTTTCATTAGGAAATCTTTTCTGAGATTTATATGAATAGTAATTATATTTTTCAGACCATTGTTTTCTATATGATCTATTTATTTTTGATAAAATGGAAATAAGATAATGATGATATTCAACTCCTCTTTGTCTTTCTGTATATACATAAGTCATAAGCTCGCTTAATTCAAAAACTTTTTTCATCCGTTTAGACATTTCTTCTATTTTGTTGGACCATTTTAATCGCTCTTCAGAAATTTTTACTTCAAGAGGCGATTTTTCTTCCTTTTTTTCACTACTTTGAAAAAATTCATCAAAAAAGTTTCCTTGTGCTTGAGTCTCGCTCATTTCTCTTTATGTTTATTTTCTTTACTTTTGTTTTTTTCTTAATTGCTTTTAAAGAGATATAATAATCTGAATCTAATACTTCTTCATCAATATTAAATCTAAATTCTAATTTAGTTTTTAATCCCTTATTTTTCATCACTTAATTTACGACGTAAATTTTTATTTACATTTTTATATGGTTCATATGGTTCATATATTGTTTCCCATTTTTTAATTTCAATTAATCTTCCGGATCCTTTACATTTATCACATGTTTTAAACATAATTTTATTTTCTTCTTGCCATGAATCTTCCCCTACTCCCATACACTTATCACATATAATTATTTTTCTATCTGTATGTATAAATTCTCCCATTACCTGATTTTTATATATCTATAATATCTAAAGGATCTTTAGAAAAATAATTTAAGATATTAGGTATTTTTTTATTATTGTTTTTTGCCCAAACGAATATATCATTTATATCCCATTTTTTTCTATATGGAGCATCGAGATTATTTAAAAATTTTTCCCATAAAAAAACATCATCCCCTTTATTAATATGTTCAATAGATTTTTTAACTCCTGTTTTATCTTTATCATACAAATATTTTACAGGGAGCTCTATATTAAATTGCTTATTTGCTCCTGCGTTAGCAATTGAATTATTAATTAAAAAAGAATCGAAAGGACCCTCTAAAAGTATAATAGGTAAACTAAGATTAATTTGAAGTATTCCAAATATTTGTGAAATTATATCAACTTCCTCAGGAACTTCTTCTTTATCTATCAATTCATGTAATTTAGAAGCACTAAATGTTAGATATTTATTAAATCCCTTAAATAATCTTTTCTGGGAACCTATAATCTTTCCTGATGGTGTTAAATTTAGAATTAATAAATAGTTTTCAGATGGGTTAAAAAGAAATTTATCTGTAGTATATTGTAATCTTTTTTTTAACCATGGCCATATTGAAGATTCTTTAACTTCAATTAGATTGAAATTATTTTTAAGTTTTGATCTATCAATAGCATACTTCTCTATAGTTTCAATATCCATTAGCAACGATATATCATATCCTCTTGATGGTGTAGTGAAATTTCCAAGATTATCAGAAATGTAATTTATTACATCTAATTCTAAATCTATTTTGAAATCTTTAAAAAAATGATCTGCTCTTAAAAATACATCACAATTAAAACATTTATAAAACCCACTATGCTTTCCTGTTAAAATTATATTTCCTCTTTTTTTATGAGAACTTTGCATAGAATCCATACAAATTGGACAAGCAAAGTTTATGCGATCTCTATGAATTTTTATTTGTTGTTTTTCAAAATCATTTGGAAATGTTTTTTGTAATATGGGTTTCAATAATGTAACTACTCTATTAACATACTCTTCGCGAGATAAAGACTTATCAATATCCATTAAATTACTACTAAAATCTATGTTTGCATTTTTTTCCATGCCACCTCACATAATTACCTACATTAGTTTCAATTCCACAATATTCACAAACTTTTACTATTTTATTGATAGCATCCCATGCAGGTTTTTCAAACATTGGATTATTAGATCCTTTATGAGATTCTGATATTTTTTTCTTTGTTTTTTCAGAAATTTTTTTCCCTTTATGAAATAGACTAAGTTTTTGTTTATTTTCTTTAGAAATATGTTTACCCCACATTCCATTACTTGATCCCTTATTTTTTCCTATCATAGATTTTCGAAGAGATTCTTTATGCTTCTTATTTAAGGAAATTCCCTTCTTTGATTCACTCATACGTTGTTTAGATTCTTCTGAATGAACACCGCCCCAATGAATTCCACCTGTAGGAGAAATATTATAACCATTAGGAACTAACGTATTAAATTGTTCAATATACTTCTGTTGAGAATTTTCAGCTTTATTTTTAGAATCAAACTGTTCTAAAATTTCTCTTTGAAATTTTTCTTTTCCAAATTTTTTAATAGCTTTTACAATGACAATACCACTCCCTAAATAACCATCATTTAAGTTATCTGAGGAATGGTCGCCTACATATTGTTTACCATTGACCAAATTGGTCGTTAAGTATACAAAATGATTCATAAATTTTCATTTATCTTGTCTTCAATCTCCTGCGCGTGAATTTTTCTTTGTTGCTCTTCTTCTACTTCATGTCGTTCTCTTAACAATAAATCATTAAATATCCTTTTTCCTTCTGCACAAGAAGCTTTCAACAATTTGATAGTTGCATTCTGATATTTTTCTATATCTGATTCTATAATATCAGAAATTGTTAATCTATTTCTAAAGAGTTTAATCCTCGATAAAGCAATACCCATCTGTATTTCTCCTTTAGAAAAATCATTAGGATTAGGTATTACAATTCCTTGAACGAGTTTACTGAATACATCTTCAACACAAACAAGTGCTATTAACCGTGAAGGAAAATTCTCTTTTTTAAGATCAAACTCCACATTAAGACGTCCCTCTTTATCAAAGGACACCTTAGCTTTTTCTAAGGTGATTTTCATATCCTTAAAATTTTAAAGATTCTTAAGAACATCATCTAGATCACCCTGAATCCCTTTTTCAGAAGAACCTAGATCCGGAAGATCCAAATTAGGAAGATCCGTTGTTATATCACTTTGTAAATCTGCAATATTTAATTCTTGAGAAGTTATTCCTGGTGCTGCGTCATCATTAATTACCCCAGCATAATTTTGGGATACTGTTGATTGACCTGTAACTGCAGATATTACATGATTAACATATTCATGAATTTCTTGATTCCATTCTTGATAAGCATATTTTGAAAGATCAGGAGATTTTTCTTTAACCCATTCAAATACTTCTTTTTTATCACTTTTTTCGGTAATAGGAATAAGTTTTCCGTCTTTAGGAATACAAAGAGGTATTGGATGATCTGAAATAAATTTAGATTGATCATAATTATTATATCCAGAAACTTTAGTAATAACAAGACCAAATGGTTTGCCATTTATAAGATCAAATGGATCATGTTTTTCACCAATAAGTGGTTTTAATTCTGCATTAATTTTTTCCCAAAGTTTAACACCATAGCGATATACTAAAATTTTGCCATCTAACTCTGGATTTTGTTTATCTTTAATAACTTGGATAAGTGATGCAAAAGAATGACGTCTTGAAAATACATCAGCCTTTGTTTGCATTGATACATTGTCACTCTTTTTTAATTTCCAATACATATCTTGTAAAGGAGATGGTTTACCAATTGATGATGGACAATCAATTAGTCGACCTCTTTGTGTAATAGGATCTACTAACCATGAGGTCCATTTTTCTTGAATTGAACCATGTGTTGGATCTTGCCACCAAGGAATAAGTCGGATAATTGCTTGATAAACACCATTTGAACCTTTGTCAGCTGATGGTTGGTATTCATCAGCATTTTTTGAAGTTGCTTCTTTAATCTCTACATTTGGAGTAAAAAGCGCATCTGCATTCGCATCGAAATTTTCATTCATAACTTTTTTAGTTTTTTTAGTTTATTAATAATTAGACTTTTTAAGTATGTTAGTCTTTTAGTTTATATTATATACTGTGAAAGTAAAAGGTTTTTAAAAAATTAAACTTTTTTTGGGTTAAATTTATGAAATCCAATAATTCTTAATAAAGGAGTAAAGCTTCCTGTTAATTTTAATAGTTTACCATGGTATTCAAAAACAATACCCTCAACAGGAACAATAGAGTCAACTCCACCCATTTTTTTAAATTTTTTAAAATATTCTATTATTTTTATTATTTTTTCTGTATCATCCAAAGATTCAAAATAATTAATAGCGTTGGCTAATTTATTTTTGATCTTTTCTGTAGATTGTTTTTCATTTAACGTAACAAGTCCATCTAAATTTTTAAGAATAATTACTCCTAAATTAGAAAATATATCAACCAATGGCTCAATTATTTTTTCTTTTTTTCTTTTAATTATTTTATCTGCATATCTAACATATAATTGAATTTCTTTTGGTTGGTCTTTAAGAAGTTTATTTATTGGTGTACTTTTATCTCCTCTACCCCATCTTTTCCCTAGAGTTTCTATAAATTTTTCAGAAAGATTAAAATCTTTAAATGATCTATGAATAAAATTAAGAATTTGAGATTCTATATAATCTTCAATACTATCATCATCTTTCATTTCTAAGGATTGAAGTTTATATAATAATTTTTTATATTTCTCATCGAAATTAACTATATATTTTATAGTAAGAAAATTAGTTTTTTCAATAGAAAAAGTTTTATTTTCTATTTGAGAATTGTTTATATCTTCTAATCCTTTATTAGATAAATTAATAATTTTTCCATTTTCATCAAGTTCTCTAATATTATGAATTCTTAATTGATTTATACCATATGGAATTACATTTTCATTATCTTTATAAAGAATTTCAATATTCAACCATTTTTTTCCCTCTTCTAATATTTTTAATTTAGAAATTTCGAATAAATTTTGAAAATCTTCTATAGCAGTAATATATGCTCTTTCAACAGAAGGTGGATTTCCACGAGTACTAAAATACTTTTTTGCATCATTAATATCCATAGCAGTATCACCAAAATTTTTTAAATGTTTTGTTGAACGAGCTATTAATATTTTTCCATTCTTATGAGTTATTAAAATATTTTGACCATCTAATTTTTCTGTAATATTTTCTAACTCACCAAGAAGGGATTTAATTATAATATCTTTTAATTCTCTGAATGTTAATTCATGAACTTCCCATATTTGAGAAACATGTCCTGCTGCTCCGCCCATTATTGTATTATAGTTTTAATAGATTTATATTTTTGGGATGGTGTTACTCTTTCATATCCTGTTAAATTTCCAGTTTCTACAAATCCAGTATTTCCTGCTTCTTCTAAATCCTTCTTATTTGAAGAACCTATTAATTGATTCCAGATATATTTAATTTTCTTTTCAGAAATTTCAGGATAATTTTCTTTGAAACTATTATAGTCTTTTGATTTTAAATCTTCTCTTACTTTAGTTGCAGATATTGGTTCCCCTTTTGAATTTATTAAAGGATCTACATTTATTGGTAGTTCAATAATTTTAACACCTTTAGGAAGATTTTTTCTAAATTTATCAGATTTATAGTTTTTTACAAATTCTTTAACTCTTTTATAATCATTTTCTTTTGATGATGAAGCAAGAGCATATTTTCCGGGTTCTCTTTCTTTCTTTTCAATCCAACGATAAATTGCTAGAATTGGAGAATATGATTTTTTATCTAAAACAATTTCAACAGGAAGATCCTTTAATATATTTTTAGCAATATTATATGCTAGATCAGCATCAATTTCATCTCTTTTTCCTGGACTTATAAATAAAACAACCTTTTTTACATTAGATTGATTTAAATATCGTTTTATTATATTAATATGAGCTCCTGTTATAGGTTTAAATGCACCTCCATATAAAATAGTAATATTTTTTCTATTGATATATTCATTTATCGACATGAATGAACCTTTCATATTCTAATATTTTTTTTTATCTAAAACTAAATTATTTCTTTTATTCCAAATTTTTCAATTTGATCTGTTAAATATTCTATCATTTTATTGTAATTATAAGAATCATAAGAAACAGAATCTTCATAATTAGTATTTAACTTTATAAGTTGTTTATTTCCTTTTTTAAAAAAATCTAATAATCCTACTCCTATCATATTATCTATAAATTCAAGTCCCCATTGCTTTTTTGCTAACAAAATTCTAAATTCTGCTCTTGGAATTTCTTCAATCCTTCTATCCATAAGATTATAAATTTTTTCTATATAATTTAAAGTATGATAACTATTTTTATGGTATTTCATAAGATCAAAAATAAAAACTAAAAATTTAAATTGATTTTTCTTTATTCTTAATTGAATTATTCGTTGTATTGATTTATATGATGAATCACCTTTTAATAAATTAAAAAATCTTAAGAAAGATGTTTTTTCCTTTTCAAATTTAATATTTTTTTCAATTTCTCTTATTTCTTTTAATGTTTTAGGTTCTGTATATATAAAAAATTTATCAGGATATTTTTCCTTCAAATCCTTATATGCTGCCCTCACTAAAACATTATTCCATAAATCTTTTGTTAAATATTCTTTGATCCAATTATAATTTTTTTTAAAATTTAGAAATGTATTTCCCCTTCTTTTATCAAGTTTTTTATTTAAAAGAGATAAAAATAAATCTGTTAAAATATGTTTAGAAATAAAATTTAATGATATTTTATTATGAATTATATATAGTAAATCTAAACTTATTTCTCCAGAATTGATTTTATTAAGTACATCGTCTTGAATATTATCTAAGGATTTAGGCACTAATATATCTTCCATTCCCTCTACTATTGGTTCAAATTCTCCTTTACTATATTTTTCAATATCCTTTTTTACATTTTTAAAAAGAGTATTTTTATCTACCCCAAAATAACCACCTTCATATGGCATTCTTGATAAATTTCTTAATTTATGTTTAAACCAATGAATCTCAGTGTCACATACACTACCACTTACATCATAAAAATAGTTATC